ATGAATGCAGTACCTAATTCAATACCGCTATTCTTAATCTGATTGATTGCTTTGTGTGCCTTGACTGATGGTGTTTCTAATTTCTCCAATGCTTCACCGACATCATCTGTATCAGATGCCATTGTTTCAACTGTCTTGTTAAATTCATCAACACCACCATTCAGGATTGCAAGACCTGCCTTTCCTGCTTCAGCAGATGACCATAATTCATTATAGGCAATACCATTTTCATCTGCATACTGCTTTGTGATTTGAAGAACATCAGCAAGTGACATTCCTGAATTCATGCATTCTTGGAATGACTTTCCTGTTTTTTCCTTGATGACACCACCAAGTGTTGTTCCTGAATCCCCCAATTCATTGAACATACTGTTCATGTATGTGGTTGCTTCTGCTGTTGCAATACCCTGTTTAGTAAGTGAAACATAACCTGATGTCAAGTTGTTGATATTGACACCCATTGAAGAAGCTGTTGGAATAACTTTACCCATTGCAGATGCAAGTTCATCAACAGTTGTTTTACCTAAATTCTGTGTTCTAACAAGTTTGTTTGCTATTTGGTCAGCACTTCCTGCTGATTTACCATAAGCATTCATTGCTGTTGTCAACACATCCACCGCTGTTGTTGTACTTGTGAAACCTGCTTTTGCAAGGTTTCCTGCTGTTTCAACAAACTTTCCAACCTTGTCCACACTCTGACCTGCTGACAGTGCCTGATATCCTGCTTCAGCAAGTTCTGATGCAGACAAACCTGTTTTATTGGATAGGGTCAAGAATTCCTTGGATAAGTCACTAACTGAAGTTTTGGAAGTATCAAACAAGGTTGACATCTTTGCCATACCATTTTGAAAGTCAGAAGCTGACTTTGTTGATGCAGTCAATGCACCTGTTAAAACTGCTGACACAGGTGCAATTGCTTTTCCAAGACCTGTGATTTTATTTCCTGCTGTTTCCATAGCAGAACCAATCTTGGTTGCAAGATTCTGTGCTTTTTTATCAGTATCATCAATTTGACTGTTTGCTTCTTTGTTATTGATGAAAATACTTCCAACAAGTTTAAACAAATCCATAATTCAATTAACCCCCTTCCTTTTCTATTTCAAAATTTTGCATGATTTTATAAGAATCTTTTATGGTTGCTTCAAGCTGTTCCTTTGTTGGTCTTTCACCCTTTGGTTTGTTACCAACTTTCAAATCATGCTTGAACTGTTCAAATGTTCTTTCATCCCAAGGTGGAAGTTTGTGAATATAGAATTCCCAAAGTTCATTGTGCTGTTGTTTTTCATCAAAGACTTCTAAGAAGTCCATCAATTGCCCTGCACCAATCACCTTATCAAGCAAAATAAATGGACTTGCATATTCTCTGAATAGCAAGTC